TATCGGTTATTTCCTGAGCCTGATGATACTTATACATTGTTTATGTTATACCATCAGAAGAGTATGCGTGCATGGGATAACCCTGATAATGTGAATGTATGGCTAGAGAATGCGGCACGTTTAACAGTTGCTAAAGCCGCCATCATTTTGATGGAAGATACTCGTGATGTTAAGGGTATGGCGATACAAGAAAAAGTATTTGCTGAAGAACGTACTAAGTTGATGGTTCGTAATACTGAACTTGAAGAGATTAATTCAGATAGAGAAATGAGTTTAAACTAATGGCTAGATATCCGGTTTCAGAATTAGGTAGAGTGGGGCTTATCTTAGATGAGTCTCCTGATACTATTCCTGTAGAAGCTTGGTCTGGTGGTGATAATGTCAGGTTTACTAAGAATGGTGTTGAAAGAGCATGGGGTGAGTTAGATTACCTTGCAGTAGCTATACCAATGATTCCCTTCTATATGTTGACAAGTGCTCGTACAGAGTTGGCTTGGTCAGTATTATCTATCGGGATTAGTGAGGTATATGCTTCTATAGCTAATGTTAACTATGATTTGACACAGGTTGCTACATGGGTGGCTACTGATAATGAAAAGATTACAGGTACTATGATGAATAATTTACCTGTATTTAATCATCCATCAAGTCCTCCTAAGTTTTGGGATGGTGATACTGGTAACGACATACAAGATCTTCCAGGTCTTTTACCTACAGATAGGTTTACTACTTTACGATCTTTTGGTAACTTCTTAGTAGCGTTAGGTGCGATACCTCCTAGTGGGGTTAATCGTGATCCTAATTATCTAAGGTGGAGTACGGCTGCTGACCCAGGAAGTGTACCTCCAACGTGGGATCCTGTGGCTGCAGGGTCTTTAGCTGGTGATAATGTATTGGCAGAAACTGCGGGTACACTTATAGATTGCAAAGCTTTGGGCAATGTTAATTATATCTATAAGAACTCTTCTGTATACACAATGCAGTTTGTTGGTGGTAATAGTGTCTTTAAGTTTGATCTTAAGTTTGATGATTTTGGTGTGTTAGCTACTGACTGTATAGCATCTTTTAAGAACTATCACTTTGTGGTAACTACTAATGACTTTATAGTACATAATGGTGTTACTTGGGAATCAGTTGGTAATGATAAGGTTAGACGTTTCTTCCAAGAAAAACTGAATAGTGATTTCTATACCGATACTTTTGTACAGGTGAATGAGAGCCAGCAAGAGATATGGGTTTTCTTCTCTACTAAAGATGATGATGAAAGGTATCCTACTCAGATATTAATCTGGAATTGGGAAACAGGTGCATGGGGTGATAGAGACTGTACTCCAGCTACTTGTGGTGCTACAGGTTATCAAAAACCTCTTGATCTTATTACATGGACTAACCCGCCTGCTGGTGGATGGGGTGCGCAGAGTACAGGATGGAATGAGTATTTTGATCCTGCTATGGATGCTGTAGTTCTGTATACTGATGCGACAAGAATCATTCATGCTTGTCATAATGTAATGGAAAGACAGGGTGAACAATTTTATTCCAGGGTGCAACGTGATGCCATTAGTTTCGAAACAACAGATCGTTTTGGTAGACCACTTGCAGACCCTAATAGCCATAAACTTATTGTAGAGTTGTGGCCAACTATTCGTCTTGAAGGTGGTACTATAGATATCTATTTAGGTGGTCAAGATGATTATGATGATGAAATTATATGGGAAGGTCCGTTTGTATTTGACCCTGCTGTAGATAGATTTATCACACCGTTTACACAAGGAAAATATATATCAGTACGTTTTGAGACTGATGATAAATATGATTTTCTTTTAGAGAAATACGTCTTGAAGTTTCAAGAAGTGGGAGTGTATGTATGACTGTTACAGCGACAGATATAGAAGCACGTAACCATGTGTATGTTCCAATTGATCCACCTACCTCTACTATAGAGACTGTGTGGATGTTAGAAGAACTTAGACGTATTAGTGCAGCTACTTTATTAATACAAGAATCTCTATTGGAGTTAGAAGCTCGAGTAGAGGCTTTAGAGCCATAGGATATTATTATGACTATATATGTAAATACACTTAATCCTGCTGAACCTATTCAGAGTGAGCCTCTTATAGAAGGTCCCGATCATTTACGTGAGATAAAAGCAGCACTTCAGAATACTTTTACAAATATTCCTAATGTAATAGATTGGAATGATGTAATTACAACAAGTAGCTCTATTGCTGCTTCTAGTGTGACGTATAGTGGTGTAGCTCCAGGTGCTAATGTGCAGGCGGCTTTGGATGCTACTTATAATCAATCTTTAGATCGTTATGTTATATGGGGTACAGATGTTAATAAAGACCAACTCGGGGTAACGGCTGCTTATAATGATTTTAAATGGGCGTACCTCTATGGAAAGAATAAGTCTAATGGGGATTTTCTTGATATAGATTTCAGGACTATGTTCAATCAATTATCTATTGATCGTTGGAGTGACTTTAGCAACGGTGGTATTGCTGATAAAAAGATTCTCTTTTGGGATGCAACAGATACTGCTCCTACTCGCCCTAATGGGACATGGAAGCCAACCTTTATTCAGGATATACTTGGCCTTGTATCTGTGACAAGTATGAATGATGTAACCAATGCGGGTTCTGGTCAGATTATAACTAGCGGTGAAAGAGCTAATTTGGTAACAGGTGGTGCTGTTGTTGGATTTGATAGAAATAATTTAGCTTTATCTACAGTAAGTAATCCTGATATTGATATTGATATTACACAAGTAAGAATACTAAGTCCCTTTGTATTACACCAATCGGCTAATGAGACAATCATTGGAGGTATTCCTGGTTATACTCCTATCGTTAATATGGATTATATACCAACTGAAGCTGGGACTTATTTTGTAACATTTTCGTCTACCTATGAACATTCTAATGATAACATACAGGTACGTATTAGATTCACTAAAAACGGTATTTCTGATACTAATAGTATTAGAGATTATCGTACTAAAAAGGATCTTAGGCATGGTATGTTTACCTCTACCTTTATAACATGTAACGGGACTACGGATGAAATAGGAATGGAGTGGGGTAGTGTAGCAAACGATGCAACAATGTATCGCAGAACAATGACAGTAGTAAGAGTATCGTAAAGGAACTAATCATGACTATAACTAAATATACATATACACAAGAAGTAAATCCAAAACAATTGGAATCTGAGATCAAAGCCTCAGCTATTGTTACGCATCTATCCCATATAACTTATACAGATGAGTTATTTGTATTAGGTATTTTTATGGATGATGCACTGAGTGCAGGGGATGAAACTATACTTAATGATTTAGTTACGAATCATGTACTCCCTCCTTCAATATCTTCTCTAGACCAATGTAAGATGTCTGCTTGTGCTGCTATTGATGCTAGAACAAGTGAACTTATTGACGAAGGTTTTACCTATGATAGTGTTCAATTTAGTTTATCAGAGTTGGCTCAGATTAATTGGATAGGTTTAAAGATATCAGAACAGAATGCTATATTAACTTATCCTTTTGATGTGTCAACAAAGGATGACGGAGAGTACTCTTTACCAGATGCTCAAGCTATACAAGATTTCTTTGCTACTGGTGTTGGTGTAAAGATAGGACACATACAGTCAGGTCGAGCATTAAAGGTATCTGTTAAAAATGCTGTAGATGAAGCAGCTGTAGATGCTGTTATTGATAATAGATAAGAATTAACTAATATAATATCGGGAGATTATTATGTCAAGTGTACAACCAAAAGTAGAAGTAGTTAACGGAATTCCTCTTGAATTTGAACCAGCGGGTTTGATACGAGACAGAGTTACTACCGTTGCTCTTACAGGAAGTGGTACAGCTAACATCTATGCTGTCCATCAAGATAACGATCCTATCCTTATAGTGTCTGGAGGTACTGTACCAATGATGCCTCAGAATATTTATGGAGTAGGGTACACAAAGATTATCGTAGAGCAATTGACAGGTAGTGTCTTTGCGTCTATAACCAGTGCGAGGTACTAGTCATGACTATTAAAGCCCCTATAATCCCAGTTCTTTTAGGATCGCCTGCTGGTGGTGGTGGCGGTGGTGGTCAAGTAGATTCTGTGCAAGGTGGTACAGATATATCTGTTGATGCTACTGATCCAGTTAATCCGATTGTTAATTTCACAGGTAGTGGTTTAGATACCTCTAATCCTACTACATGGACAACAGGCGCACCATCAGGAGTAACGATTACTGTAGGTGGTCAGCAAGTTGGAGCTACCACTACCTATCATCTTATGAAGATACTCTATACTTCTGGATCAACTATTACTCAAGGTGTTAATACAGTCTTAGCTGGTTCACATAAGATAGGCTTTAACGTCTTGGATATGATTACTGGTGATACAGAGCATGGCTGGTTTGTTAGCGGTGTTACTCATCTAGGTGCAGCTAATGAAGCCGCCACTTTCTATAAGTTTGACCCAGTAACAGGTACAGCTTCTTATGAGGCGATTGTTGGTAATAATGCCGTTATTACGCTTACTGAAGATGGTAGTAATAACCGCTCGATTAATTTGAACTCTGCTGGTACTGGTACTTTAAATATCGGTAACCTACCTACTTCTGCTGCTGGATTAGCTTCAGGAGATATATGGAATAATGCAGGCTCATTAGATGTAGTCTAAAAATAAGAAGGTGATTTATGAACTATCCTAGATTTAGCGAACTGACAGATAACGAAAAGAAACGTATCAGTAATGGATGCGGGACAAATAGTATGCCAGAGTGGTTAAAGACTCTAATGTTCTCTTGGATGTTTGAAGCTCAATGTGATAAACATGATTGGGGTTATCTAGTTGGTGGTGATGAAAAACGTCGGTTACAGTGTGACCTTAAATTCGGGGCAGCATTATTGAGGGATGCCACTCGGAATTTGATTAATGCTGTAATCGGCACTCTTCTTATACTTCCATATTTTTTAGCAGTACTTATCTTTGGTAGGTTTTATTTTAGATACGGAGAACCTTACTCAAAAGCGAAAGCCCTCAACCATATACGTCTTGAAAAAGATAAGAGATAGTATTGACTTTGATCGCCTAATTTGTTATAGTGTTTTTAGGTGATACAAATAAACGGGACAGAAAAATGCAAATCAAAGATGGAGTTATAATAGCAGGTCTGCAAATCGAGATGCGAAAAGCTCTCGTTGCTGCGGATAAAATCTGGAAAGATTTAGGCGAAGAGCTTGTTATTACTGCTGGTCTTGAAGGTGCACATTCTGCCGGAAGTTTACACTATTATGGATATGCACTTGATCTTAGAAGTCGTTATTTTGATGAGGCTTCAAAGATGTATGCTGTAGATACATTACAAACGGAACTTGGGGATGATTATGATGTTGTATCTCATTCAAGTCACATTCATGTAGAATACGATCCGAGGTGATTCATGGCAAATCCATTAGCAATAAAACTAGGTCTTGAGATATTAATAAAAATAATATCCAAGATTAAATCGAAACCTAAGACGGGGATCAAGGAAGCAAGCGCAATGGGATTAATTGCCAGTGCCGTTGCTATTTATGATCAATATACGATAGGCGGTATCGAAGCGATTGATGTTACATCTGTCACTGGCTTGGTTACTGCTTTATGGATTCTCTTTATGCGACTGTATCAGAAACATAAAGAGGACTAAATGATGGACTATTCCATGTTTCAAGATTTTGGGTTAGCAGGTGTCGTGATTGCTGCGCTCTTCTTTCTAATCAGATGGTTTTTAGAAGATATGAAAGCAGTCAGAAACGAACATAAAAGTGAACGTGATGAATGGCGCGAATCAGATATAAAGCGCCATGCAGAAACGAATGAAACGATTTTACATTTCAGTAAAACTAATCAGAGTCTTGCTGAAGCTATTAACCGGCAAGCAGACCGTCATAGAGATGGAGATAGATAATGCCAGTAGAAACAGCGAATACAATAGATGAACTTGATCCATCATTACCATCGGTTAGTGACCCTTTAACTGAAGGTGATGATCATATTCGTCTTATCAAACAAGTCCTTAAGAATACCTTTACAGGATTTGAGGGCGAAGATGCTTCTGTAATAGAGGCTCGTTTCCAGGCTATTGAAGATCGTCTTGGTGCGCTGGAAGCAGAGATGTTAACTAAATTGACTGTCACTGGAGGGGATATTACTGTTAACGATATCACGGCGGACTCCATTGTGACTGCTGCCAGCTCAACTATCGGTGGTGCTTTAACAGTAGATCAAAATATCAGTTGTATAGATCTTAATGCCAGCGGCACAGTAAGTGCTCCCACTATCGATTCTGATAATGTAACCTCATCTGGTAACGTAACTGGCTTCGATGGGAGTTAAGTAATGCCTCTTCCTTTAACTGGTCCGATAGATCTTTCTATGGTTGCTGATTTACTAGGTCGGCCAGGATCTCTTATATCTTTAAATGACCCTGAGGTAAGACTCCTCGCAGGTATAACAGACCCAGATGCAGAGATAACTATCGATGATCTGAGGGGTAAAGGTTTAGAATCTAATTATAAGATAATACCGGAAGAGTTTCCAACAGAATCGAATCATAACGGGTATTGGAGTGCTTATTCAAATACCAGTGACCCTGTACCTCCTGGGTCTGAGGTAGGTAGTATAGAACCTTTGTCTGGTGGTATCTATAAAGAAGGAACTGAAGAAGAATGTGCTGGTGTTTATTTTAGGGACAGACGTATTTTAAGTGCATATATAATAGGTTTTGGTGCAGGTGATTTTGAATCCCTTAGACTTGTGTGGGAAGGTAATGTAACTGAAGGTATACTAGCTCGTGTCGAAATGTATGAATGGGATTCTGAGGTATTAGAGGAACAAACATTAATACAAGTATGGGATTTTCATAACGGATTAATTGTTGGTAGATGTCGTTCTTGTTGGGGCTCGTACTATTTTGACTTTACCGAAGACTTTGTTACTGGTGGTGGCTGCCTCAAGGGTGTGAGTGGGACAAGTTGTTCTGGTAGAAGTGCATCAGGTGGTTTTAATTTTGACCAAACACAGCCATGGAGATTAAGATTAGTATGGTAAAGTTAGAAAAGCTATCTGCATTTGAGGCAGGTAAGCGACATAAAGAAATTATCCCTATGTTAGAGTCGGCGATAGATCAGGCTGATGGGGAATATACTGTGGCAGATATTATAGAGTGCATCAGTAGAGGCGAGCAAGGTTGTCTCGGTGTATTCGATGGTATGGAATTGATAGGCGTCTTTACTGTTATGCTTATCACTTATCCCAGACGGCGTGCGATACGCTTAGTAACTATGGGTGGACTTCCTGTTGATCGTTGGTCAGAGGTAGAGCCTGCTCTTATTCAATTTGTGAAAGATAATGATTGTAGCGCGATGGAATGTTGGTGTCGTGATGGCGCAGCTAAGATCGCAACAGAAGCTTTCAAAGCTAATCATCACTATAATGTAGTGGTAAGAGAGGTATAACATGTCTGGTGGTGGTAGTAGTGGTGGCGGAAATTCTAAGACAACGAATACTCCGTGGGCGGCACAACAGCCGTATCTTAAAGATATATTTGCTAATGCAGCTAGCCAATTCGAGACATCGAAAGGCGCAGCTCTTCCTAATACACAAGTAGATCCGAATGCTAACATCGAAGCAGGTTGGCAGGGTTCTTTAGATTACGCTAATACAGCTGGTCAAGATTTGACAGGTACAGCGACTAAAGGATTCGGTGATCTTATCGGGACACTTGATGTAGCTAATAGTCCTTTAGTACAGAATCAAATTGGTCAAGCTAACAGACAGGTAACGGAAGATTTTAATCGTAACATCATGCCTACTATTGGAGTGGATGCTCTTACTGCGGGTCAATATGGTGGTTCAAGACAAGGTGTTGCTGAAGGTATGGCAGCATCTAATGCACAAAATATTATGGCTGATCAAGCTACAGATATTATGTCTGATGCCTTTAAGACGGGTAGCCAGAATGCTCAGTTTGCAGTTAGCCAAGCGCCATCTATTTGGAGTATGGGTAACATGCCATCTTCAGTACAGGGTGCTGTGGGACAAGATCAATCAGCATGGGAACAAGCACAACTAGATAATCAATTAGCCCAGTGGTACTTTGGACAACAAAATCCATGGGATATGTTAAGTCAATATCAAGGTCTAGTCACCGGTGGATTCGGCGGACAGACCCAAGCAACGTAAGAGGTGTATCATGGCAGCAATATGGTCAGCAGTAATAGCAGGTGGATCTACAGTAGCCTCCCAAATGCTTGCGAATAAAAATAAACAGACTCCCAAAGTAAGTGGTGCGGTTACGGGACAAACGTCTCAAATGAAACCACTTGGCACAGCTATCTCTGGGGCACCGAATGTAAAGAACGCTAATCCTGCATTCGGACAATTTTTACAAGGGAGATTCTAATGACTATTGCAACAAATACTGTCCCTATGGAAGAGGTTATTAGAAGACAGAATCTTTTAAAAACACAGAATCCTGGGGCACCTGTTGGAGCAGCTTTACAGAAGCCGCTTCCTAATGTACCAGCAGTCCCAGTAACTACGACTACACTTGGTAATAGTATCGCAGGTATACCGACTACTTCGCAGCCACAGGTACAAGTTCCTCCAAACCTTCAAGCTACTAGTGGAGGTGGTGGGGCTACTGGGTCTTTTGATGCACCTCCAGTAGTTCAACAAGAAATCATACCTCAAGGTAGTCTTGTACCTATGGATGTGACTACCACAGAAACCCTAGATGTAGATTTTGATGGGGATGGTGGTGCGTCTGCTTGGATGGGTACATTTAAAGATGACCCTGAAAGCGCAATCAAACATGTACAAGGAAAAGTGGATACTCTAGTTCAAAAAGATTATCCAGGAGTTACACCTGAAGAGAAAGTAGAATGGTTCCAAGATCCTAAATTGTGGTCAGCTGTTGCAGGTCTATTGACTGCTGCTGCTGGGGGTTCTAATTTAGAAGATGCTCTTATGTATTCTCTTATCGGTGGTAAAGCTGGTATGGATGAAGAGGCACGTCAAAAAGCGTTAAAAGAGGAAGGCCGCCAAACAAGGCATGCAGAAATCACCACTGAAAACCAAGCAGCTCGGGAAGCCTTTGCCGCAGAACAAGATGCTAAACAAGGAACGGTAGCTTCTGAAGTGGCTACTACTGAGGCTAAAGTGGCTATCGAGAAGCTGAAAACAGAGAAGGAAAAGAGTAGATACGTCATGAGTGTGAAAGGTTCAGCCAATCAGAAACTTATGAAGGATGCTTATAATGCTGTCCTTGATGAACTTGAGTTGAAGATATCTAACTTTGAGCCTGATGTTGATACGTCTAGTAAAGCGGTCAATAAACGTGTTAAAGAAGTCTATAAGCAGATGAAGAGTGGAAAGTTCACTGAGACTAACACAACAATGCAGCCTAATAAAGAGATGGAAGCGTATCTTGCAACAGATGAAGGTTTCGCTCAAATCCAAGAGCGTTATAACTTAGCGACTCCAGAACAACAAAAAACATTCTTGAATACAGTAAATCTAACTGACGAACAGAAGGCAAAATTGCAAGGATTATAAAATGACAATCAAAGGTGATGACCCTTTCGCGGGTCTTCTTCCGACTTTACAAGATGACGATTCTACAGGTATACTAGATCGAATTTTTGGCAAAGAGGAAGAACCAACAGCAGACCCTTTTGCGGGTTTACTTCCTTCCATAGACGATACAGCTGCTGATCCGTTTGCAGCTTTTTTACCACAAATAGAAGAACGAGGTATCGGTGAGACCTTCACGGATGCATTCGCTCGTGGTACTTACCAAAGCGGTGCATCTGTAGCTAACCTATTTGGAGATGAAGAACTAGCCGACCTCTGGAGAGAGAAAGCTTCTCTATACGAGAGAGATGTTGCATCCTTTCAAGATGTCCTTTTGGCCGCTGAAGCAGATGGTAAACTCGAAGCACTTAAGGAATTCGGTATCTATGCTACAGAAGGTCTCGGAGAGGTTGCGCCACAACTTGCTGCGACACTTGCTGCTACTGTAGGTGGTACATTAGTTGGTGGTCCGGTAGGTGGATTTGCTGGAGCTACCGCAGTCACAGCACCACTTTCATTTGGTGAATCTAAAGAACAGGTACAAGCCGAAGGTCTTGAAGGTACACTCGATGAATATATAGTCCAAGGTACACTTAAAACTGGACTAGATATGCTTAACGTATTTCGTATCGGAGATAAGTTCGGACTTAATAATGTCGTAGGTAAACATACAAACGATTTCTTTAATAACGTATTCAAGAAAACCCCAGACTCCTTATTAGGTAGAGTCACAAAAGAGGCAGGGGTTACGGGATTCACTGAAGCGGTTACTGAATTTGCACAGACCGGTATCGATATCATCGGTACAAATATACTAACAGATAAAGATGTACTTGCCCTTCAGCCTAAGCAAAAATGGGAACTCATTGACTCTCTTATCCTCGGCGGTATGACTGGTAATGCGGTAGGTGCTGTTGTTGGTGGTCTAAGTAAACCAACTCCGAAACAGAGGCAACAAACTCCGAGTGAGACTGTAGAAACATCTGAGAATAAACAGCGTATTGATAACGGTATTGACTCTGTATCTAAGACAGTTGAGACAGAAATTATCCGGTTCAATGAACTTAATCAAGCCATCATCGATACACCTGAAGGTAATCCTCTTTCACCTCAGTTTGCTGGAGTAGTAGCTGAAGATCAGGTTCCTTATTTATATAACCCTGAGATGGCTTCTATACGAAATGATATGACATCTAGTCACAATATCAATTACTTGATACAACCTGTAGATGGTGAGCCTAACGTAAAAGTCTCTAATGTAAAAGATCGTGTTATATCTTCTGGTATGATGGATATCACATCATCAGCTGAATCACAGGTAATGGTAGATACTGTCCAAGGTTGGGTAGATAAGTTAATGCCTGGGAAAAAGATTACTCTTATAGGTAAAAATCTTTATAATAGTATGACAACTCGGATAGAAGAAAGCGACACACTAGTTGCTGGCTCCGCTATTCCTGTAGTTGATGGGACTGCTATCTATGTAAACATTCCTTATATAAGTGCCAAAGTACAAGTACAGAATCCTAACGTCGATCCACAGACTATTAGTGATTTAACTCAAGCAGAAATTTATGAGACACTTGCCCATGAATTTGGTCACGCTATGGTTATAGATATGTTTGATCAATCGGCTCCAGATGTTAAAGCTGGTGTGATGAACGCTTACTGGAACTGGGTTGAGAGTAATAAATCCCTAACTGAAGAACAATTTTTGGAACAATATCATGAACCTATCTCTTTAGTTGGAGCTGATGCAGAACTTCGTCAAACTTATATAGATGAGTTCAATAGTAATCCTACCTATTACTTATCCTTTGAGGAATTCATAGCCAGACAAATGGCTAAGTATATGTCGAAAGACGCACGTACAAAGCAGGAATTTGTCGCACATAAACCGTTCTGGGATAGGGCGATGACGAAGTTAAAAGATCTATTCAATATGTTGAAAAACGACTATGGTCTAGATAAAACTGCACAGGCGTGGATAGAATCCTTTAGAGTTAAAGAACAGATTCGTCAACTAGCTATCCAACAGGAAGCAGAAAACAATACTCTATCTAAAAGAGTTATGCGTGATATACAGAAGGAACGTCAACAGGAAGCTAAAGAAGAGCCACAAGTTCCCGAGACTTTCTTTCCTGAATCTACTCCACCAATGGAAGGGACACAACCTTCTAATACTATGTCTCTTTATATACCCGAGAGTCAAGCTAAAGCTTCTGTCAAGTATGGTTATGCCTACAAAGGTGTCACAGCTTACGGTAAAACATCTAAAGGTAAATCCTTAAGACCTACAGGCCATATTGGTAAATATAGATTTGGTATAGCTAAACTCTACAACACACAAGAAGGCCTCCGTGATCGTAGGATGGTGCTTGATTATGTTATGAAAGTAGATCCTGATTTATATAAATATCTATTGGAACTTAATAACGTACCTATCGATGAGATGTTTGAAGGACTTTCTCCTGAGAAAAGAAACGTCTTTCAAAACATACTCCGTAGTCAATTCGGCGTGGATGGTTTCTATACCAATATTAAAGATCGTACAGAATTTTTTATAACTAATCCCGATATACTCTTTAAAGAAGAGACTACTATCAATGGGAGATTTGTTGCTAATAGTGTCGCTACGCAAACTCTCCGTGATATGGGGGCTAACTCTAATATCCAGAGAGCCTATCAAGCCAATGAACAGCGTACTAAAAGATGGTACTGGTTAATGGAGCATCCTGTCTATCGCCCCATACTGATGACGGTTATGAACATTCGTCAATTGGCACAGCGATTCCAGGAGACACCAATACGTAATGCTATCCAGCCACTTCGCGATTTCGTGACTGCTGTACGTGACTGGGCGAATGAGAAACAAACACATATCTCTAATGCCGACCAAGTTGTACAGAACTGGAAGGGTCTAGGCTCTACAGAATCGAATCAATTATCACGATACCTGTTTGAGTTAACTCTGGAATCAGATAAGCTTGAGCGTAAATTATCTGATGCCGAGAAGCAAGCTCTTTGGACAAAGGTTAATCAAGATCCATTGACACCTGAGATCCTTGAAGTATTTAATGAGATACAGGAATCATTTCGCTTCTCGCTTAATGGTATGGAGCTTGCTGTAATATCTAAAAGACTTCGCCAATTAGGATACGATAGGGTAACAACTGATGACTTTATCCAGTTCTATCGTGCCCAATTAGATCTACCAGAGAGTACACCTGAGTCACGTCAAGAGGCACTCATACGGTATGTAGAATCCGATGGTACTCCTGTAACAGATAGCTTTATTAAAGCCCTAGATGAGATAAGAGCCTCCTTCGATATGATGAGAAATAGAGACTATTTTCCAATGATGCGCTTCGGGAAGTATGTAGTCAATATTCGTACACAAAAAGAAGATGGCACTTGGGGTATCAACGAAGACCACGAACATACGGGCTTCTATACTTTCGATACCTTCAAGCAGAAGAAAGCTTTTATGAAGGAGATGGAGAAGAAACTATCTACCCATGCTATACCTCACAGAGTCACATCCTCTGTTAAACTAGATGACTTAACTGCTCAACTCGTGAATATGCCTTCAGTATTTATAGATCGAGTAGTAGAGACTATGAGGGATGCTGGAGTCTTCGAAACACTAACACCTGAGCAGAAAGAATTTATCGAACAACTCAAACTGGAAAAAGGTCCAGGCTCTGCGATGATGAAACATTTGAATCGCCGTGGTGGTGTCAAAGGTTATAATGAAGATGCTATGAGAACCTTCTCTGCCTATCAGGTTACGGCTGCAAATAATATCGCACGTGTAACTCACGGTGAGAAGATGTTCCTTCAGATTAATATCTTACGAGAAGATGCAGCCCAACTCGACAAAGAGGAAGGTGTATCAGTAGAAGCCCTAAGCAACATAATCGATTACATGCAGGAGCATTTTAAATATATTCATAACCCCGCTAACGATATGGCTCGGTTACGTCAATTCGGTTTCCTTATGTACTTAGGATTCAATGTTAAATCGGCAGTGGTTAATATGTCACAAACACCGATGATAACTTATCCTGTCTTTGTACAGCGGGCAATAGATTCTGGTATATCTAAAACAAAGGCTGACGCCCTTGTACTTAACTCCTTAAAGAATGCTGGTGCAAAAGCAATGCTTTATCGTGGTTCTATCGATGTTAATCTTGATAAAATGTCACCAGAGAAACGGGCTAGAGTTGAAGAGGATGCATACATCTATGAGCAGATGTTATCAAGAGGTATCCTTAACCAAACCTTTGCAAGACACTTAGCACAAGAGGCAGACCCGTCAGCACCAATCTGGTTTGGAAGTAACCAGAAGGTTAATGAAGTATACACATGGATCGTCGAGAAATCATCTGTATTCTTTAACATAGCGGAGGAGTATAATCGTCGTGTCGCTATGTTATCAGCTCTAGAGTTTCGCCGCAAGACACCTGAGTGGGCAACCCTATCCCCTGAAGAGAAAGCATTTAGAATCGAGGATGATATTCTTGCGACACAATTTGATTATTCACGTGAGAATCGTGCACCACTTATGCGTGGACCGATCAAGTCAAACATCTTCCTCTTCCAGAATTATCTTCAGAATGTTCTCAACATTTATACTGGAGGCGAAGGTGGTCATGCACAAGGTCGGGCATTAGTAGTCCTACTAGCCATTGGTGGTGTTATGGGTCTCCCTGGTATGCAAGACTTGGAATATATTCTCAACTGGATGTATAAAAAATATTATGGTGAAGATAACTATGATACGTTCCGTCAAGATGTACGCTCCTTAAGTGATAATCTTTTTGATAATCCTGAGACATTAACCTATGGTTTATCAGGTAGAGAAAACGGTCTCTTATCTGTAATGGATGCTTTTGGTATACCAGTTCCTGAAGTTGACCTCACAGGATCGATATCAATGGGACACATCATACCTGGATTTAGAGGTATGTATAATGCTAGTGATAGCCCCAACGAGGTTACAGGTAAAGCAGTTGTCGCAGCAGGTGGACCTCTAGCTGGTTGGGCATATAATGTGTACCGTGCTATCGCTGAAGAAGATGCCTCGACTTATCATCGTGTAGCTGGAGTGATGCCAGCCTTTGCACGGCAAGCTATGTCAGCCTTTCACTTGAAAGAGAATCAAGGGATAACTACACGTAAGGGGGATTTCCTTGAAGGTATTTCCGCAGACGACTTCGACTCTCGCTTCCAGTATTACGAGACACTAGGAGCTATGGGATTAGGCTTCCAGCCCTCCAAGAAGACGCGAGCTTTTGAACGCTACGGAGTCCTGAATGACTATGAAACATTCTATCGGTTACGCCGTTCTCGTCTGATGGATGACTTCTATCGTGCACAAAAGAATGGGACTCGTGAACAAAAAGCTGCGGCACGTAAAGCTATACGTGTCTATAATAAAACACTATCACAGGATTCTAACTTAGCACCATTCAGAATCAACGGCAAGTCACTATCCAGTTCAGTGAAACAGAAACGTCAACTAGGCCAACGTAGACTACTCGGTAGAGCAGATAGGCGTAAGAGCCAACGTCTTAAGGATCACTTAGACGACTTATATCCAGGAGATTTTTAAATGAGAATAGTAGTAACAGGTATCGGTCCTCGATGCGGTACCTCCGCTATGATGAAACGCTTTGTAGACAAAGGCTATTCTTTTGTCGGTAGTAAATTCCCAGCACATGGAGTCCATGAATATAATCCAGAAGGTTACTACGAACTGGAACTAGATGACGCACACACTCCCATTACTCTCGATGACTATCAATGTGTAAAGCTATGGCCGGGATGGTTACATCTAGTACAACCTGATGAAATAGATCTTCTCATAATTATGGTACGCAAAGATAGGAAAGCTCAGATAAAATCTATTGTTGAAGTAGGTAGAGCTGAAGGACTAACTATGTCCCAAGCTCGTGCAGGTCACATGATTTGTGTGGCTGAGCGTATCATGACCCCCAACATGAAGACATACCCTCATGTAATAATCTATACAGAAGAACCCGATACCGTTGAGGCGTACCTATAATCCGCCCTGTACTGCCGACTATGGGCAATAAAAAACCCCCCGAACATTGGCAGCTTGGGGGGCTTAATCGCGCTCATATGAGCTTAGGATAGCTCTGGTGGCTTATATGCTAGGGGCTTTCCCCTATACGGCAATACACAATGTCAGCACCGACTTGCTTCTTACCAATATGTCTAGCAGCTACATTAGAGGCCAATGCATTTTTGAAATGCCAGTGACCCATTTGTTTACATACCTTGTTGAAGATTTCTTCCTCAGTAAGATATGGTTTATCTACTAAATCAAATACACCTAGAACTAACTCATGATGTTGTACCTCCTTCGTTTGGCCTATCAAACTATAGACCTGTTGTAGTTTAGTGAAAGCTGACATAGTTAACATGTGTGCTGTCTCTACACAATGCATATCGATTACCATATCTTCCCTCGTTGATGCACTTACAATCATAGCAGTCTTATGATAGTGAGTCTGGAGACGTGAAATAAAACTCTTATATCTCGGATCCATTGCCTCGCTATCTAACATATCACAAACGGTATTATAAAACTCCACTCCATAGGCACGAGCATCAGCATCCATAGTAAAGACACCACGCATATTATTAATCTTGCGTAGCTCATCCACTAGAACCTTTTGTCTCTGTGTCTCTTTTTGCTTAGCAGGATAGGCTAACCTTCTCGCCTTCTTGTCAGCAAATATAAAGATCATCCTTGATGACAACCCTCCACCTATAAAGTAACTCGGTAAGTTATCTGTTATCCAGGCGGGTGTACATCCAGCGATAAAATTTATACAGGGATTATTTATAATAATGTTACCATCCATTCGTGTCCTTTTAGTATAGTCAGGAGGAGCATCCCACAAGTGAGTCATAAGGTTAATCTTATCAGAGTCGTTCTCCTGAAAAAATGTCCCTAACTCACTCACAGCAAGATGTAATGAACTCATAGTAATGTAATCTACTACACCATTAGGATTCATTATCTCTTCCGTATCTGCCGCATCAATAAGTGTATCAGTTATAGCTTGCCATGTTACAGTATCCGGACCGAAATGAATCGGTGGATCATCTAACTTCTTTAACAGAGACTTACCTGCCCCCAACGTAGTCGACTTCTGTACGACTCCAGGGGGGCTAACAAATACGATATAAAAATTCGGCACTACGATATGGTTCCCCATATCAAACCAAACCTTTCTTCCAAGTGCTCCAGCTATTGTTGATACAGCTGTCCACAAATGGAACTCATCAGGCGCTTCACTATTCTGCTGTTGTGCTACATACTCTTGTATCCAGTTAACACTGCGCTTCTTCATTATAGTCATTCCAATCTAGTTTCTTAACCGATCCCCAATCATCCTCACTTACTTCTAATCCAACATCGATTATAAGCGGGGGATCATACGGTACTGGTATAAGCAGATGTTTCTTTAATTGCGTAAACACTTCTTTCGAGTTTACGTAAGGTACTTGGAACACTAAGCTATCATGGACTTGGAGTAAGACTTGCAACTGATCATCGCTAAACTCATTCTCAAGATTAATCCATGCGCGGTTTATAATAAGACCAACTGTACTCTGTGGTATCCAAGCCAGAGCCTCATTGATTATATTATGCCGGTCTAACCGACCCAAGAAAGTCCTCCTATTTCCAAATCTATTTTCAATATATCGTCTGGTATTAAGTTCATATCTAATCCGCTTATGCCAATCAGCAATCCCAGGATGAGCACTAAGCCACTTAGCAATAAACTGTTCCGCTTCATGGACAGTAATCCCGAGCGTTGCAGCCAGCGTACGTGCAGCGACCATATAATTGACAGCGTGTACCCCGCCCTTTGCAATCTGCCTCTTAGGGTGTTCAGTACCGGCAGGATAATGCTTACCTCCAAAGATGGCCTGTGCATTTTCATTATGCAAATCGCGAGTCGGATCGTCAAAGATGTCTCGTAGTTCACTATCATCAGCTTCAGCTGCCACCACTTGAGCATCAGCTTGCGCCAAATCAGTATCGCATATAACCCAACCTGGGTCTGGCTTAAATAACTTTTTGACATTAGGTAACACCACCTTAGTATTGAGTACATCATAGTTCTCCGGATAATAAGTTTTTAATAAATCCACTATTCTTTCTCCCCTTCATCTCGTTGACGAAAGACAAGTTCACCCGTATCGGGGTCATCCCATCGTGTAATAGTTCGATCTAGGTTCATACCAGATTCGATTAACTTCATATAAAGATCCTCAAAGTCAAGATTCTTTAATCTATCTTGTGATATTCGGACTTCAATCACGATTAAACTCCTTTTAAATATTCGATAACTTGGTTATGCTCAAGCCCGTATCGACTAGGGACATCCATAAAACATTCAGCAGTGTAAGATACATTACCATCCCTAGCTAATCGATCAGAATTTTCTGCCACCATACCTTGTATCTCTGCTGTAGCGCATAAGATCTGTGATTGTATAAAGACTATTTTTTGTTCCTCTGTCATTTCTCATCCCCCTTAGGAATATTTTGTAAGTTAGCTCCGGTATCATACACATCCTTTTTACTACTCAGTCTAAAGGTTTCAGCCCCGCTTAGATTGTAAAAGGTGTGCATCCGCCCAGTCGCTGTGTCAACTGACGGTGAGAGAAAGGTTGATACAAATACATTAATGCTTCGGTACTCAAGTAATTTCTTAAGTAGTGGCGCGAGGACGGGTTCTTTATTATAGAGCGTCTGTATTGCCGCATCAGCAGTTGTGGGACGTTTTGTTTTCTTATCACGTTGTACTTCGCAACCGAGGATTTCGTATAGTAGTGTCTTGAGCTTAGTGGGACTTCTATACCACGGACTCGATCCTTTCTTAGCGTTCGGAAAATACCGATTGCTGGGAACAATACGTTCGAATAACGCCTCGTAGTGACGTAACAATTCCGAGAATTGGAAGCGTAATTGCACCTGCCTTTCTGTATCATAGTTAACACCCCTCATCATGACCTTAGCTAAAGGATAAGTCATCTGTTGTTGAAATACCCACACATCCCACAAACCTTTCCCATTTAATATATCGCGTAATGCCTCAGCACTTTCCCAAGTAGTAACACAATCCTTAGCATTGTAAGTAAGATACCTAATTTGATCTTCAGGTGTCTTGACCTTATCATGAATCTCCTTCCCTTCATCTTTCCAATACATATGGTATTCACAAAGGACACTACTAAGAAACGCGAGGCTTTTCTCCATCTCTCCAGGCCAACACGAATGCATCATGTGCATACAATCTAGATCGTGTCTTGGCAAGAGTCCCCAAGTACGGGCAAAGTACATTGTGTCATAGTGGAAATTTTGTCCAGATACTTCGACATTAGGGTGGGTGAGGATTTGTTTAATGAGAGAGACCAAAGTTGTTTCTTCGTCAAGTGACCAACGACAGTAATCCCTCGCTGAGAAGTCAATAAAAGGTATCGCGATTGCTTTTGTTTTTGATACTGCCAAACCACATACACTGATTTGCTGTCGTCTAAAGGTTTCGATATCGCAAGCCACATGCAACTTTCGATGAAGTCCACCCGACTCAACTGTTGTAATTGCTTCCAAAGAACTAAGTAATCCTTCGAGCCAATCCACAGTTTCTCCGTACTCGGCGTCGATAGTAAAATCGTACTGAGGTTCAGGAAATGAGGCATCTCTATATTTGAGTCCTCTGATGTAATCAAACCTACTAACATATCTCCACTCCCACATTTTAAGAAAGGTATCGGGATGATGTGTCCCAATGAATTTACCGTAACGAGAAGTATACATACTTCCCCTCTGCTGTTTAACACTAATGCTTCCAGTAAAAGCAAGTATCGGTATAGCTCCAAGTCCAAAGATTAGTCTGTTCGGATTCTCATCTAACCCCTTGAAAAACTGACCAATATGAAACACCACATCTTTGTGGACTCTTAGCCCTCCGATATCATAACCGTTAGGATCTTTCTTATTTATCTTCAGGAGATCATTTCCTTTAGGATCATGAGTAGGCATAATACATTTGATCTCTACATCTTCTGCCCTATCAAGACCAACCTCATTAAGAAGTTTAGTCCACTCAATCCCACCACTACCTGCTAAGACATTACCATGTTTATCTGGCATGTCAGTTACAACTAAGATTTTGTCCATAGCTCCTCCCTGTCATCACAATCCCACAATTCCTCATCACACTCGCCGCAGCCTGGATGATCAGGGTCACCACATTCTGGGTGCGCCCATAGCTTCTTCTTATACAGACGAACTTTCCTCCTCTGCATATAGAACTCTTCTAACTCATCGTCATCAAATTGGTACGTCATTCTTGACCTCTCTTATTTTATCGACAGTTGTTTTATACATAGTGGCGAGAGCCTCCTCACTAAGATTACTCTTCTTGATATCTTTAATCATTCTCGCACTAAGACCTTTCTTCTTTTTCCTCTTGGACATTACAGTTCCTCTTCCATCCGTAACTTAGCTATAGCATGATACTTCTTATCTAACTCACATCCAATAGCAACGCAATGGTTTTTGGTGGCGGCAGGGAAGATAGGTCCACCTCCAGCGAAGCAATCGAGTACAGTATCTCCAGGTAAGGCACTAATAGAGAGGAGGTGACTGTACAGTTCCGGCGGTTTTCCTGCAGGATGATCTTGATTCTGGATCTGATTGATGCATATAACATCGTGCGGAAGTCCATTAGTTTCGCGAAGCCCTTTATTGGCAAAGAGGATGCACTCGTAGGTATATCTAAACCCCCGCTCACTATTCGCAAAGCTTCCAATGTTTCCCTTGTACCAGATAAGAGGGCGTTGCCATACGACCCATCCAGCCGCCTCCATCTTAACTCTAAGGAGAGACCAATTTGATATATCGCAAAATACATATGCGTGCGATTTTTCTGCGGCAACCCTGTACCATTCTCTAGGTAGGACAGCAAATAACTCTCCAAGACGTTCAGCACTGTCATCATAGCCATGAGTGTCTCCATCCCATGAGGTGCCTTTATGCATGTCGATCCCATATGGAGGGTCTGTAAGGATGATGTCAATGGTTCCATCTTCAACTTCTCGGAGGACATTGCAACAGTCATCATGGTGGAGAGTGTGGGGAGATGCGGTGGGAACGTACTCCTCCGCCATTGCGATTCTAGCTTTCTCTTTATGTTTTCGTTGGACAATTTTCACAGCCTCCTTCTGACTTTTAGCCTTCATAACATCGGGGTCATCAAGATGGTCTAATAACTCAACAGCATCTTTAACAACCTCAACCTGATGGGCACTAACATTCTCAGTTTTATTTATTTCTCTTGCAGTATCCTTATGACTTTGTCCCTCTCTGGGGCGCGCACCCACTCCGTAAGCACCCAGCTGTCCTGTTCTAAGGGCGTGGAGACGAGCAATTGCGGCGGTTTTATCCTGCCAAAGAAGATCGAGTCTTCTAAGGTTCTCAGTAAGTTCTGCTTCCTCGTATTCGACATCACTTAATTCTCCCATTACGCTACACGGTATGTATCCAGGTTCCAACACTTCGCCATCAAACTTAATACCAAGACCAAGTTCTTTCAATATCGTAACCGCAGTTAAACGACATTCACCAGCAACCAATGTAGGATCTTCATGAGTTCTTATTACGATGGGGTGTAACAAACCTTTCTCCGAGAGTTCGGTCGCTAAATCTGTTACGTGACTAACCACTTCCTTGTCCGCCATGTTACTTCTTTGACGTTCTTTTCCTATGACTATATCATCTATGTGACGTAGCTTCATATTATTTTTCTCCTGATAAAAAAAGGGAGACAATAAAGTCCCCCCTTCTTGTACGACTAAAAGAGTCTAACTTATGCAGCTTTGGCTGTATCCGCTACCTCTGACATGATACGACCTTGTTCAGTAAGACGATGCTTAACTTTAATAGTGGCACAACCACCAGTCAGTTGAGCGAAAGACCATACTTCACCAGGATTGTTTTGTCCCAAGATATCACGCAAGTGACCAAGCTGGATGTTTTGGTTAACGCCAACAGACAGCGCACCATTATCTTCTTGATCGATCCAAATGTCTTGCTTAACTCTTGGAGCATCTATACCAGTAGCTTCCGCAACTGATGGGTCAGTGATAAGCCAGCTCACACCTACGATGACACGCTCGCCATTTTTAGTGTTAACTGTACGCGGTTTAATATCCGCAATTTGTGCAGGGTATTCGCCTTCAGGGATAGGGGTAAATTCAGTCTCAAGGGCTGCATCTACTTCCATATTTAAAAACGCTGCTGGGTCAAAGTTACTATCTGACATGTTACTGTCCTCTTATTTAAGATTTTAATTTTAAGTCCAATCGGAAACCAATCGGTATTAGGATGCCCCTAATTATTTATCCTCACTTAGGGCGGCACGAGTTTTCCATTCCTCAAATACAGGAACGAAACCTGGAGTCATCTTATCTGCATTAGGTAAGAGACGAAATTTTAAATCAACCATAGGATCTTTAGTAGCCCAATAGAACTCATCGCCAACTCTATAAGCTTTGACGACATCACTAAAAAACCTCGGTAAGTCGGGAGCAAGTTTCTTCCCTAACGTAGCCGCTCCTTGCATCATGCGACCAGTTAGTTCATCCTTGTCCAAAGATAGGTGTCCGGTGAGAACGAAATGACAACGGAGGGAGGTTAGCTGATTAATAAGACGACCTAAGTTGTCCATAGCTATGCCCCAATCGGCTTGTGACTTACACGGCTTTGATCCTACCACAAGATCCATTGCCATTACGTTCATTCCAGATAAAGAATCAACAACCAATACAGAATTAGTACCAAAGCTATCCGCACCTCCAAAACATTCACCATGTTGGTCAGTGAAATTCGACATCGCTTCAAGCAATTTAATAAATTGTCCATACTTATTCTTCTCAATGCCTGTTAATTGGGATAACATTTTTTGGTTCATCGTATTGATGTCTTTAGCATTCTTAATCAAAGCATCAAATCCAGGAGCGGATGGTGCTATATATACATAATGGAATCTTGGGTGATTCCGTATTTCCATACTGATTGTATCCATTGGTTCTGTGAAGATACAAAACACTTCGAGACCACAATCAATTAAACTTTCTAAGGATTTGGTTTTACCGCCTCCAGGAGTGCCGAGTAAAAAAGTTTTAAATCCAGGAACCAATGGATCGACATTCTCTATATCCTTTTTATAAAAGGGAATTTCTGTATCCGACATATTCTATCCTCTTGTTAGGCGTAAACCCTGATTTAGAGTCTACGCCAATTTGTGAAAATATATTTTACCAAACCTAAATAGACAGTTCAAGAACTGTTTAGCCTATCTAAAGTTTAGCCTGTTGATTTTCCAAAGCTATCTGTATCTTACAAGCCTTAGCATTTTCGATACAAGCAATAGCGATACCCATAAGCTCAGTACTCTTTCGTGTATAAGCTGTATCAAATAAAAGCCATCGTGAATCGTCACCTAGTTCTGATAAATCTAACAACACTATCGGCGTAATAAGGTCGTCAAACTTTTCAACCATATGGAAAGCTTTACTCATAAGGATATTACCTGTACGTTCCATGTGACTACGCACTACATTAGACCGCATAGCTACACTCACATCATTATCAGTCACAACAGTAAGCGCATCTATAGCCGCCTTCATTTGTTCTTCAGCGGATATAGGCTTCGCCGCCTTCATTTCATCAAGTTGATTCTCTTGCATCTTTTTTCTCCATCAATAATAGAAATTCAAATATTAAAAGATCAAAGGGAGCACCCTCCCATCTCTCTCGGTTTAGGTCGCCAAATATATCAATAAGGATACTGCCACTAGATACTTTGGCACTACATCTAGAACAATTCTTGTGAACCACCTTATAGAATTTACCAAAGGCCACATCTTCTGTAGCCCATATCTCTCCACACTTGGAACAAAAATATCTGCTGCTACACAGATACCGATTCTGAGTCTCCCGCTTCTCGTCATACCGATACCCATTGGCAACAAATCGCTCCCGATGGATATGGTATGTTACGGGTCGCTTCTTACCCCTCAGGATGTGGTAAGCCAGCCAAAATCTCTAGCCCCTCCATCACTCGAAGCGTAGCTACATGAGCATAGCTAGCTTCCAAAGGAGTCCGAGCATAGGCCACGTGAGCTAACACAACAGTCATCATTAGCTTTTCCTCATAGCGGTACGCTTCCCAATCTCCTTTCTCCCTATCCAGTTCCATCTGCACCAATTGATTCTGCACAAAGATATGCAGCTCCTCATGACACAAATCCTTAACAGTACACTTGCCATTAATGGTCATCACTAATCTCCCCATGTTGCCAACCCATGTCTAAGTCAGTTAAGTCTGTGAGAGCTGAAGTATAGTTATGAAAGTTATTCCAATCGCCATTGCAATTATAGACAACTCGAACATAATCAAAAGTATGGTCTGGTATCTCTTTAACTCGGCCATTTTCATACTCCCCTTTAGCTTTTAGATGGGCTGGTTGGTAACAAACTTTATCCCCCACTTTAAGGAGGGCTTGATTCTTAATCATTCTTCACCTCCTCCCCGTCAGGGTTAGTCGGATCCCAAAAGTTCCTATGATAATTCGACAGCCATGCTTCAGGATTCTCACTACTACATAACTGCTTATAGTCACATCCCCCATAGGCATTGCACCCTTCATTAAATGTCCCAAGTGTCGGCCAAAACTGTTGCTCGAAACTTTGATTCATATTCAAAAGGATATGGTGTACATCATGCTCCCATCTCTCGATAAGAAAGTCAGGCCGATATACTATAGCTTCAGCATGGGTGATCTTAGTCTTAAGGATAGCAGTCCCTCGTATGATAGCACCAGCTACACCGACACCAAATGCCTTAGCACCCTTACAGTATCCAGTGAACTGACTCCTTAAATCCCATTGCCCTGACCAGCTCGCTCCCAATTGACTAGCTGTCTTATCATCCTCGACAAAGAGAGAGCCGCCATAACTCGCTAACAGGTCGTAACGACCATGAAACAGATAGGGTAAACCAGTACTCGGGTTATTTACATCTAAGGGAATCGCAAATGAACATTCAACAGTCGGCTTGCCTTTGTCATCAGTGACAGGCTTCAACGCATCGTGTCGTGGATCCCAGTTATGAACAGTATGGATGTAAGCACAAGCCATACCCTCCCATGACTTAGCACTAGCTATCCAGTACTCATCAGACTCAGCTTCAGTTGGTTCTCCATATGCCCTAATAATAGCATAAAGACCAGCAGCTACAGCGTCGTCAAATGTACCACCCTCACCAAAGTAACAGACACGAAAATCTTCCATCGCTTTAGCGAAAGCTTTACCAGCATGTAAGTGAATAGACTGAGCGCCAGGTTGTAGTCCTTGCAGACGTGCCCAGTAAAACATCTTTGGACACTTGGCGTAGTCACTAAGTTGGGTATTGTCTACCACTTCTGGCATCGTTAAATCGGCAATCGGTATAAGCTCGACAGTAGGGTTTGCCTCCATATCCTCTACTGCTTCGAGAGCTTCATCCGCAAAGCTCACCCTAACAAATCCCCAAGCATATTCTCTGCATCCTTCGCAGCCTTAGCTTTTGTCTTAGCCGGAGCCTTCGTACTTTTACTTTTAGGAGCAGCAGTACTTGCAATCCCAGCTCTAAGGTTAGCAAGATACTCAATAGCACCTCGCAATTCAGTTTCATCTATTTCTTCGCCAGCTAAGACTTTACTACGAAAATCATTTAACTGAGCATGATCGAAAGTTGTCGTCATTGTTTTATCCTCCTCAGGATAGTTGGTTAATTATATCTTCAGCGAACATCCAGACGGCTACTAACACCAGCCAAGCAATCCATATGCCTTTGGAATCTTTTAAATCTTTCATCCCACTTCTCCGTCTTGTAGTTAGTAAACAGTTGATACCGAGGTCGCTCTCCACTATAGTCCAATGCTAATACATTTGGATCTACATGTTCAATAGCTTCAATACTTCCTTCGTGTCCTTTTCCTTGCGGCTCGAAAGTTGTTGCTCGATAAAAGCTTTTTGTTCCTCTGGAAGTTCTTTCCAGTGTATCCGTAATAGTTTCTCCACCAGCTTTGACCAAGCTCCGTGCGGAGGTCTGTCTTGACCGATTGGTGTGAGGAACAAGTCGTAGCGTTCGCATATGTCTCTCCTCAAATACAGATTCTTTTTTTGTTTAGCATGACCCGCTTGCCTTGCCATAATTATATCCTCATAAATAAATAAACTGCTCCCACTATATAAGCAGGGAGCAGATATGTCAAGAGTTTACGTAAGAGTCTCTTCCTTAACAGGAAACGGGATATGTTCTCTATGCTCCTTATGGAGATGTTTCAAAGTCTCACCCACCCACTGATGAACTGCGTTACCAGCTCCCCAAGTAGTTGCTACCTCTTCTCCATCAGCATTTAGAATATCAGCTTTGATGCTACCACTATACCCACGTATTTGGTAAACATTAATCGTGTATTTAAACATCGCTCTTATCTCCATGTATAAAAGACCTAACGTCTTCATTACAGTTCATAGTACGGACAGCTTCGCTACAGTCTGACCTCCCATGATCATCAGATATTTTTTCATCAATACGAGCATCGATATATTCTTTGATAAGACACCATAGTTCTTCAGTCATTATATACTCCTGTCGTCTTCGCCATAAACATAAGTGAGTTCATCCTGTGCCCTGGTGATAGCCACATACTCTAGATTTGCCTCTTGTTGAAGCTCCTCTGGCTTATCATTCTTCACTACCCACGGTGCAGGCAGCAAGTCCGCTCTGAAGATAACGACATTCTTCCGCTCAAGACCCTTACTTTTGTGTATTGTGCACAAAGCCGGACCTCCTTTAGAATACAATATCTTATTGAGCAAAGCCTCTAGCATCGGCACACTATCACACTGACTTGCTAAGAAGTAGATACTATCAAAGCGGTCATGCTCCATAGCCATCCTATTCTTACGACCCGCCTTTTCTAAAGCTTCCATCGCGGCATTATGTTTCTCTTCCAGCCTCGTCTTAAACTCCTGGATGCCGCCAGCCTTAATACTCTTCACATAAAAGATTAACTTCTGCGGCTCATTACTTAGCATAGTAAATGGCAGTTGTTTCTTCAGTCTCTTGAAAGCCACCTCCATAAGGGGAGCATTGGTTCGGCATACAATCATTGTATCCCTACCCCAATCCGTTTCATGAAACTCTTCCAATTCCATCATGCCGACATTACCTTCAGGCGCATCCTCTCTCGCCTTAATATGCGGCACAATTTCCTGTGCTTCTCTAACCACACTTTGTGGACAACGATAGCTCACATCTAATGGAAACTCCTGACAATTAAATGCCTTAGAAAGTAAATCCATACTGGTATAATCACTACCTCTGAAAGCATAGATGGCTTGGTTTCTATCACCAACACCTATAACTTTATCCGTAAGCTGCTTCAACAATTCGAGCTGAATGCCGTTATTGTCTTGAGCCTCATCAATAATAATGACAGGGTAATCTTTCAGATCCCAACCATATTTCCTCTGTAAAAGCAAAGGTAAATACAGCATGTCATCAAAATCAATCGTAGTTAAAACACTATTAGATTTTTGAAGAAAAGTCTGTGCCATTTTAACAACTTGCTCTTCACTAAAACCTTTCGGCACATCTAAACTAAGAGCATCCAGGCAATTGTACCACGCCTCTTCCTCCTCAATATCCCAGAAGATACCAATCCCGTAGGTCTTAGCTCGACCAACAAGTTGACTAACAGGATAAACCATATCCTTATTAACCTCGGCATCATTCATTAAGTTACTGACTTTCCTGGCACTCACATTAAGCTTACTGGCCAATCTATCTTTCAGAATTTTCATCCCTAAAGCGTGGAAAGTCTTAGCTGGGAAATGCGGAGGCAATTTCTGCCCCAGCTCCTCAGCAATAGCCTTGTTAAAAGCCAAGAAGATCCCCGTAAGGGGGATCCTATTAGCCACCTCGACAATAGTAGTCGTTTTACCACTACCTGCCACAGCATTCACTAAGATACTTTGAAACTCTGCCACCTGGACAGCATCAAATATCGCTTCTTGAAAAGGAGACCAGTTCATTATGATTTATCTCCCATATTACTAAGTGCTTCGCGAAACAAGTGCTTAAGAAACGCCTCAATGTCCTCATCCCCATCAGTAAGCTCGTTAAGATTCTCATTTTCCTCGCGAATCCTTTTTTCCTGCTTACGATGATTCTCAAGAAAGTCATCCATTTCACTAGCAAAGATATCTAGATTACCCTGGATATCTTCAACAAAGCTATCTGAATGATCGCCAAAAATTATGTCCATAGCAGAACTGAATCCTGCATAGAAACTAGTCTGAGAATTGTGATATTCACGCTCATCCATGTTTTCTTTAAGACCTGTTTTATCGCAGAATCTCTTCCACTCTTGTCCAATAGTTAAAATTTTCATTTTTAGTTGTCCCTCCTCGGGATAGTTATAGCACCTTTATGGTGACTAAGTTTTCAAAAGAATCGATAAAATTCGGTGTACATAAATGTTTATCGATAGTAAACCCTCGGCAAGTCCAAATCAAACGATTTGTACCACCAAAGATAATGTAGGTTTCTCCCACGTCTTGGATACAGAAATCCTCATCCGCACCACACTCATCAAAGATACCACGAGCTTCATCACATACTACTTCACCTAACTCGCTGTAACGTTGACGTAACCTTTTTTCATTAGGCATTATTTGCCCTCCATTAGTTTATTTGCTTCGTTAATTATCTTATATTCATAAGGCGAGACATAGATATCCTCACCAGTCTTCTGGTTAAAAATAACAATATCCACCTTGTTAGCAGCCATAGTTATAGCATAAGTAGTCCTATGCTGTAACTCATCGATGGCTTGTTTCAAAGTGTTGGTCTTCATTTAATATACTCCTTGTGAGTCACAGGGACTATTTCATAAGTACTATGTCTTTCGATAAAGTTCTTACGAGACATCTTCCTTTCATCAAGAGTCTTTTGTAAAACGACACAACGGTTAACTGCATCCACCCTATCATTCCATATCTCTTGAGGAAAAGACCACTCAACCCCGACAAGAGCAACGATATACATTGTACCTTTATGTGCAATTATATTCATCACTCATTCTCCTCATCAAGATATTTCAAAAGTTCTTTTGTCTGCATAACTGGTGTCGGCTCATCATGCATTATAACTAACTCTTGTCCCTCGGTGGTGGCTGTAATGATTTCCTCTTCATAAGGAATCTCAAGGTTCTCCATTAAATGCCTAGTAGATATCTTACCACCATCACCTGTACAGCTATCGCAATACGCAACCTGTTGCACATCTTCAGTAACATAATCTACATCTAGGTAGATATCATCAGGTAACCTAACTCCACTACGCGGGCGATACGTTTCATGTACATCCAAAGTAGCCTCTTCATCTATAGACCCTTTGAAGGTTTTTGTCCGCTCATAACGGAAGAGAATATGATTATTTGTGTAGTTATTAGTATATCCACAGTTTGAACACTCTTGGAAAAAGACTTTAACAGTTGCAGATTTAAATTCCCACTGGCTGTGGACAATCCTATAAGGCGTATGCCTCTTTTGATATACTCCAGTACCTGGAGATTTGGTTTTAGTTTTCTTATCTAGTTTAGCTTGATAAGCCTTAAGTTCATCCTCCGTAAGAAGGGAAAGCATCAACGCGTCTACACTCATGCTAATATCTCCTCTAATGACATAGGAGCTACACGGCGTCCTCTAAGGACACAATAGATAACTCTGATTTCAGGATGGTAACAGGTAAGCCAGTCTAGTTGCTCTTTGTCCAGCGTATAAAGAGTATCTGCTGCTTTCCACTCAGGTATGTCTTTCCATATAGAGACCGCCTCAATAAGAAGCGGGTCTACGAATAGAAAGGCCATTTGATTACTATAATTCATCTTTATAATCCCCTTATCCATGTGTTAACTAAATCTTTATTATTATTAAGTTTATCAAAAAAGACACAGGCTTCTTTAACATCGGCATAAACACTAGGGGCGTCTTGTTCGCTCCACGGTAACCTGCCCCAAGTATCAGCACAGTGTATAATATCTACTGCAAACCACGCAGCTTTTTCAGAAACATCATTACTAGCACCAGCGGATTCTAATTCATACCACTTTAAACCAGTAAGTTCATCTGACTTAAGGACAGCACGATAAAACATGCCGTTTATAAGTAGCGCGGGGACAGGTATACTATCATCTAAATATTTTTTCATTTTTTATCCTTATGAGGCGCGTTGCCTCGGTTAGTTACCCTCGTCACGGTGACAAGGATTTGGCTAAGCAGTAAATCTTGAAATCACTCAACCATCAATACCATTATACGCCAAGTAAATTCATATCTCAATACCTTTCTCACATATCTTAAAAAAAACATTGAGATATAAATTGCATTGGGTATGTCCCCTTTGGGGGCTAAAGCTGACTGTACTCATTCGTGTCGCTAAGTAAAGGGTTCGCTACGCTCTGCCTTCGGCAGCCCTTGACTTGCTTACTCATTTCGTATCAGCGCAGCCGACCCCGCAGGGAGAGCATACCCGCCGCTAGCCAATCGCTTAAGGTGTAACAAAGACACCCAAACGAGAGAAAAGAGCATTGTATTTCATCATACCAATCTCTACTTTCTCTAGTCGTATTGCAGCCCTATCAGGGTTTTGCATACGCCTAGCTCCTGCAGTCTTCGGGCCGATGCCGCTACGCTTACGCACGTAGGGAACGAACCCTGGGTCTACTACTTGCCCATCTACTGTTGCATCATTAGACATAATGTCTCCTTATATATTGATGTCGCCGTTACCAGCTCCATTTGGGTTAAGACCAGTGGCTTCAGCCAGGTCATCTATATTCACATCACCACCACCATTCTCCATCGAGGATGGGGAGGCCTGTGAGTTGTCGTTTCCCGC